CTCCCATTTATCATAACACGGACTTCGTCTACAACACGATCAACGGGAGCAACTTGAAGTACACCTAGAAGATGTCCTCTATAAACAGGTCCGAGTTCACGAGCAGGATGTTCAGGTACGTCAGGGTGATCTCGACCAAGTTCTACGTCGACGGGGAGACGTTCGAGGTGATCTACTCCAGGACCAACTCCCCGAGCTACCCCTTCGTGGGGTCCTCGATCTACGTCTTCTGCGACAAGATGCTGGTGCCCGACTCCATTATGATGATGTGGGAGAACAAGGACCGGATCTTGTCCAAGATCCTGGTGGAGAAGGAGGCCCTCTACACCACGGAGATCAACGCCCAGTTGGCGTTCGACAGCTCCGGGTTGAGCATGATCCTCAACGCCTACAAGGACGGCTCCTTCGACTCGAAGACGTTGATGCCGTTCGAGTTCATGCACGAGGTGATCCTGGACCCGTTGGAGTACTTCCAGATCTCGTACCTGTCGAAGGATATCGTGACGAGGGAGAAGATCGTCCTCAGGTTCTTTCCGGTGAAGGAGGAGGAGATCATGCTGGAGAGGCTCTTGATGGAGGGGGTGAGGATCCTGGACGACGGGAAGGACCTCATGATGGACCGGTTCCACTCCAGGATCATGGACATGGAGCAGCTGAACGAGATGATCTCGGAGTACTATAACAGCAGGTACTTCACCACCAGGAAGAAGAAGATGGAGGAGGGGTCCATGTCCATCTCCGACATGTCCGCCACCATGTCCATGTGGCAGGACACCCCCTTGACCTTGAAGAGGTTGAGGTACTGGGAGAGGACCAGGCACAACCTCTTCGGGACCGTGTTCTGCTTCCACATGGGCCTCGACATCCCGTTGGTCTTCGACATGGACATGTCCTCGATGTTCTCGTACTCGGGGCCCAGCTACTTCTTGACCCCCGACTTCGTGTTCGAGTACAACTCGGTCTTGTACCTGGTCGACTTCTCCGTGACCCAGGCCAACTCCGGGGTGGTGGCCGACAAGAAGAGGGCCAAGTACGAGGACCTGAGGAACGGCTTGTCGATGTTCCTCTCCAGGGAGGTGAGGTTCGAGCCCCTGGTGTGGAAGATCAACTCGGACTCGGAGTACACCCTGCCCGAGGAGTTCGACTTCATGAGGGTGTTGTTCGACTCGGACGAGGTCCTCTCCATGATCAAGGAGACCAACGAGAAGCTGATGTTGATCCCGAACTACGACATCGTCAAGAAGGACATGAGGGACGACTTCGACGAGGACGACGACATCGAGATGGACGTGAACGCCGAGATGCTCGCGGACCTCTTGAAGAAGATCCTCCAGCACGCCTCCATCGAGGGGAAGTTGACCGACCCCGTCGAGAACTCGAGGAAGGACATGAACTTCAGGGACTCCGTCAAGATGAAGTTCAAGGACACGGAGTACTACGACTACCTCGTCAAGAGCAAGGACTTGGACGAGGAGTCCTACTTGGCGGAGATGAAGTCCATGTTCACGAAGATGATCGCGCAGGGGAAGCACCCCAAGTACCTGGACGACGTGATCAACTACAACCCCTCGGAGATCTTCAAGACGACCGCCGAGGAGTTCATGAAGACCACGAAGTTGAGGTCCGAGTACCTCAGGAACCCGGAGTGGAAGCTGCCCAAGATGTTCAAGTTGCCGCTGATGGACCTCACCGTGGAGAACGCCCTCGAGGACTTCGGCTCCACGATCCCGAGCTACTACGACTCCATCTTCGACCTCCCGGACGGCACCACGTTCCTCAGGAACAAGCCCATGTCCGACCAGGACCTGATCCACGAGAAGGAGGAGAAGAACAAGGAGTACAGGGACTACCCTGTCATGGGGATCGGGACGGACCCGGCCCAGGACAGGATGGTCATCGAGGACCTGATCGAGTTCTTCTTGGATACCACCGACAAGGACTTCAACTTCGACGGGATGGACGAGGCTTTCTCCAAGTACTCCTTCTACAAGGAGATGATGAACACCAACGTCTGGATGACGTTGAACTTCTGGTCCGACTTGGTTATGAACATCTCCTACCTCGAGGGGAGGAGGCACCTCAAGAACAGCAAGAAGGGGCACACCATCGCGAAGAACTTCGGGAAGTACATCCTCTTCTTGTCGGAGGGGTCCAAGCTCACCGCCCAGAAGCAGATCAGGTTCAAGATCCTGACCTCCAAGAGGTCCGTGTTCAACAAGAACTACAACTTCCTCCACAAGTACTACGACCACGAGGTGTTCGAGGATATGGTTGAGACCAGGTGGTTGACCATCTCGGTCACGGACATCAAGCACTTCGTGAAGATAAGGGAGGTCTCCTTGGCCTTGGTCTCCGACATGAACGACAAGAACGCCGAGGTCATCAGGAACAAGGAGATGAGCATAAAGGTGATGGACAAGAGCATGATGACCATCCTCCTCATCTTGATGGAGAACAAGAGGGGAACCAGCACCTCCTCGCAGTTGAACAGGTACATCATGCACTCCATGACCGGGTACGTGTCGAACAGGAAGAAGCTGATCCAGGACATCAGCTCGACCCCCTGCAGGTCCATCTTGGAGTCGTACGTGAGGATCTGCCAGTACTCCTGGATGGTCGAGATGGCCGACAGGTCCGAGAAGCTCTGGTACGACCGCATCACCTCGATGGCGAGCACGGACACGGAGTACGACAGGCTCAGGCTCCCGTCCTTCTACGACACCTCCAAGATCGTGGAGTTCTCCACCATCATGAACGAGATCTACGTCGGGAACCTCTTCGACAAGGACTCCGGGTTCCTGGACCACAGGCTGAAGGCGGTGGTCGCGAAGATGACGGAGGCCGAGATCCACTTCTTGAAGAACAAGGACAGGCCCGAGTCGAAGGGCATGGTGGAGGACGTGGAGGGGTTCCTGATGATGAAGGACGAGCTCCACTTCTTCGACGACAAGTTCGTCGTGTCCGCCACGAAGAGGTTCTTCAAGAAGAAGGCCAGCAAGATCATGATGAAGGAGGCTCAGATGAGGGCGTACACCTCCGTGGTCGACGACGCGATGATGATGACCTCCTCCCTCATCGGGGGGCCCTACGACTCCGAGGTCCTGGAGTTCTCGAACAGGGTGAAGAAATCGAAGTCCTTCCTGACCCTCCACCAGGAGGTGGAGAAGCTGTCCACCAACATCCTCCTGCACATGGTGAGCCAGGAGGAGGTCATAGAGGCCTTGTTCGCGGTGTTCCCGAAGTCCCAGATAGGCGGGCCGAGGGAGATCCTGATCCAGTCCGTGAAGCTGAGGATGTCCGTCAAGTTCTTAGAGGTGATGTCGAGGATGATCTGCCACAGGCACGAGAAGGAGATGCTGACCAAGGACAGGTCCAAGGCGGAGATCCAGTCGGACAAGATGAACACCTACAAGTCCGAGCTGAAGAGGCTGCGGGTCAAGGGGGTGCCGAGCCTGATCACCTCCTTCAACGCCGACGCCACCAGGTGGGCCCCGGGCTTCGTCATGGAGCACAACATGCAGAGCGTCATGAACTGGGAGATCGAGGACCAGATGAAGGACTTCTTGTTGACGACCCTGTCCAGCTTCTCCTCGAAGAAGATCATGGTCCCGACCGAGCTGATGGTGAAGTGGAAGAGCAAGCCCATGGAGGAGATCGAGTTCTTGGACAGCATCCAGCACTTCAGGGAGAAGGCCCTGGACAACGAGGGCGTGGTCGAGATGAGGTCCGGGATGGGCCAGGGGATGCTGCACTTCATGAGCAGCATCTACCACTGCATAGTGGACGACATGGCGGACGAGATAATGGAGACCGTCCTCAGGAAGGTCTACTCCACGAACTTGATCCAGTCCTCCCTCATCTCCTCGGACGACAAGACCAAGATCGCCTTGTTCAAGTTCTCCGATGCGAACAAGGCGAGCGACTCGCTGAAGGCCTACGTGATGCTGGGGGACATGATCTACAGGTTGGCGAACATCCACACAAACTGGAAGAAGTCCGCCCTCCACTTCACCATCGCGGAGTTCAACTCCTTGTTCTCGGTCGGGAAGAGGATGTCCTTGGCCACGATCAAGGACTTGTACACCGCCTGCTCCACCCCGGACTTGTCCTGCCCGGAGGAGGCCGTCAAGTTCGTCCTGTCCAACATGAGGAGGTGCTTGGAGCACGGGGTGTACCTGACCACGATCGAGGTGATGATGAAGTCCATGAGGCTCTTCTTGATGAAGGCGTACAGGTACGACAAGTCCGTGGTGGACAACCTGTGCATGACTCTGAACTGCGTGGAGGCGGAGTTGCCCTACCAGCTCGGGTTTATCCCCTTGGAGTACCCGGTGGAGACCTTGATATACGGCCCGGACATCCACATGTTCGTCAACGAGAACAACACGAGCCTCTCCACCTTCTACAAGAACCTCCACGGGGCGACGCCCGTGGAGAGGCAGTCCTTGGGGAAGGGCGCGGTCCCCTTCTCGGATGTCATGAAGGGGAAATTCTGGATGGAGCTCCCCATGAGGTTGGACAAGAGGTTGAAGGCGATCAAGGACCAGTTCTTCGAGGAGGAGCTGGTCTTGTCCCCGGTCCAGGTCCTGGAGAAGATGGACAAGTCGGCGTTGGACGTCAACCTGTCCCAGACGGACATGGCCCACCACAGGGAGTACGTGCTGGAGTACTTCGTCGGGATGTCGAGGAACTTCGAGTTCCAGGAGACCATGGTGGTCCACTCGTTGGTCAGGGCCCTGAGCATGTCGAGGGGGAAGGCCCTCCCGTACCCGAGGCTGTCCAAGGCGGTGGAGGCGGAGACCGAGATGAGGAAGCTGATCTCCAGGATGAAGAACCTGGGCTTCGCCACCGAATTGGACAAGGAGACGATGGAGGAGTTGGAGGAGGTCCTGGTGATGGAGGAGACGGACTGCCTGGGCTTCGTGAACTTGATCATGGACCAGAAGTCGGACATCTCCTCCATCAACATCCTGACCGGGTTGAGGGACGTTGTGACCAACGCCAAGAAGATCCAGGAGGACCTCAAGGCCATGGTCAGGAAGTCCAAGTACCTCCACCCCACCATGAGGAACTTGAGGTTCTACATGAGCGACATCGGGACGATGGTGGACCCGAAGGACATGCTGTCCTACCTCTTCAGCCCGGAGAGGGACTTCACGAACACCACCGCCCAGACCTTCTTCTCGATGGTGAACATGACCGGGATCATCCCGGACATGGAGGCCATCCACAAGAACCCCTTCCACTTCGTGAAGATATTCATGCAGGGGGGGGACTACCCCTTCAAGAGGTTCAAGGAGTTCCTCTCCTACTACAAGAAGTCCCTGAAGTTCGTCAAGGTGGTGATGTTGTCCGACTTCCCCTGCGGGGGCAACATGATGGACAACATCACCAACTTGTACAGGTCCAGGAGCTCCCCCTACTACGTCCTGGAGGACCCCTCCAGGAACAGGAAGGAGAGCGGGGAGTTGGCCTTCTTGAGCAGGGTCTCCATGGACAAGATGAAGATGCCGCCGAGCAGGGCGGAGAGCTTCACCGACATCAGCATGTCCGACACCAAGCTGAACATGCTGGAGAAGCTCTCCAAGGTGACCCAGGGGAACTGGGTGGACTCCTACTTCTTGAACATGACCAGGGTCAACTACAGGACCTTCAAGAGGAAGAAGGGGAAGGTGGTCTACAAGTACTGGACCGACGGCAAGGCCATGATCACCGCGGAGGAGAACACCATGATGAAGCAGAAGATAGTCAACGTGAGCGTGGTGTTCTCGGAGGACCCGGAGAAGGAGTTCTCCTCGGAGCTCTTGATGTCCATCTTCCACAGGTACATGTTCGAGATGACGAGCACCGGCTACAGCCTGTGGTTCATCCGGAAGGACTTCAGGTCGGAGGAGTTGAAGGTCTCGTACGCCGTGATGCCCCTGTACTTCCGGGTCAGGTTCGACTACGGGGCCGTCACCTGGAAGGCCCACATGGAGTTCAAGGTCCAGGACTACGAGGACGACTCGGTCTACGACTTCTGCTCCACCTTGATCTACGAGGACCCGTACACTATCAGGATGTCGGACCTGGAGGAGATGACCTTCATGACCGAGGACTTCGAGGAGTTGGCGGTGAGGGACATGCTCTCGGAGACGACGGACATCTTGACCTTGGACAGGATGTTCAAGAGCTTGAAGTGGACCATGGAGGACTTCCTCCCGGACAGCAAGAGGGACTTCTCCGACAAGAAGATCACGATGGAGGAGGGGAGGAGGCAGGTGGCGGAGATCAACAAGAACTTCGGGCTCCAGAACATGAAGGACACGCTCATGGCCGTCATAGGCAGCAACGTGCTCACGGCGGAGAGGCCGAACCTGGGGGGGAGGGAGGACACGGACGAGGTCGTTTTCATGTCCGCCTTCTTGTCCGGGAAGGATAACGAGTCGGGGGCGGAGGTGGTGGACTTCAACATACTGGACACCATCTACTCCTCCCTCCAGGGGAAGGCCCAGAAGGACAGGAAGGAGGAGGAGTACTCGATGGAGTCCGACAGGATATCCATAATCAAGATCATGGACAGGATGGTCACGGAGTCTGTCAGGGAGTACTTGATCTTGAACAGGGACACGATCAAGAACAACGTGAGGATGGTGAGGAAGAAGCCCGAGTTGGGGGACAACTTCCACAACTCCCTGATCTGCAACATAATAGGCTTGTTCGAGGACGAGGGGGGGATCAGCGACTACATGGCCGTCATGATATACAACGTGATCTTGAAGAACATGGCCTCGACGTTGAACATACAGGCCTCCACCGGCCTCGCTAGGCTGAAGGACCAGGACGGGAAGATAAAGATGCCCAAGTTCAGGATGGTGGAGAGGACCGACACCCTCCTGGAGCTGGAGGACGACCTGGAGGCCAACTTCTAGATCTGGCTCTAGTTGAACTCCCTCTTGTTGATCTTGCTGGAGGAGGAGTTGGCGTTATTATGTATGGG